TCTTCGAGGCTGATGCCGGCGGTGCGAAACCATGTCGCCGCGTTGGCGTCGCCGCGGAACGCCGCCGCCGCGGTGTTGGTCAGATCCTTTAGCGTGCCGGTAACCTGTTCGGCCGACCCGCCCACCAGCGTAAACGCCCGTTGCAGCTGTTGCAGGGCTTGCGGCGTCGAGCCCCGGATATAGTCGCTGTCGCGCTTCAATTGCGTCGCGAAACTCGCCCACTGCCGCCCGAGCCCGGCGAGGCCGGCGAGCGAGGCCACGCCGCCGATCGCGCCCATGACCGGCACCAGCCGCGACAGCGACGAGAACGCGGTCGCCGCCTGGCGGCCGATATCGCCGAAAGCGTCGGAAACCTTCCGCAGCCCTTGCGGGTTGATGAAATCTTGCGTATCGCGGCGCATGCGGTCGATCGGTTCGCGCAGCTGCCGAATACGCCGCTGTATCGCGTCAATCGGCCCGGTCGCCTGGTCGACGACCGAAAACGTGACCGCGTAGCCGCCGCGCCCTTGACTACCCTGCGCCATCTAGGCTCGCCCGCTGCGCCGCTTCACGCGCCAAGATGCGGTTCGCCTGTTCGCACCACCACACGAGCTCGGTGCCGGTAAGCGACCACCCGTCATGCGGGCCCCAATGCCAGAAGCGCGTTAGGTCGGCGATCAGATTTGACCAATTGCCGGGCCATGCCCCGACCAGCGCCGTAAAAAATTGTAGGCTTCCAACAGCTGAGAAATGCGCATTTGCTCGATAGCACCCCGCGGGATGCCCGAGGCCAATTCGACCAGCTTGATTTGAAAATTCCTTTGGTGGTGCGGGCCATAGTCGCCGGTAAGTTCCTGCTCGGCGGTGCGCACCATTTTCGCCGTCGGTTCTTCGAGGTGCATTTCGCCATAGCTTTTGCCGTTCGACCAGTCGATCGGCGGGTCGAGCACCAGGTCGAGAGTACGCGGCGCCTGGTTTTCTTCGAGCCCGTTGGCGCCGCCCTCGACATCGGCGCCGTTGCCGGTGCGGTCGAAAAATTCAACGCCCTGCATGTCACTGCTCCCTGACATCAAGCCCGTCGAAGCGCACCGTAAACGTGCCCTCGGCGGCCCGCACCTCGAGCGCCGAGGTGTTCCACATGGAAGCGCCGCCGACAATCTTGCCGGTCGCGAGCGTCACCAGCACCTCGACATCGCGCATTTCGTTGAAGTCGCCGACACTAATCGCGCCACTGTCGCGCAACGTCGCCTCGACGTAGCCCTGTATCGGGGTTTCCGAGAACCCGTGCACAAAGTCGAGGCCGACAAGTGTTTCTCGCTTCCATCTTGCCGGCGACCAAGTAACGTCAGAAACGACCATAAACGCGGTGCCGTCTATTGTTAGCCCGGTAATACCGGCGAGGCGTTCGGCCATTGCTAAAACTCCCGGTTAGTGATAAGCAAGCTGCGCCGTGGCACGGCTCGCCGTGGTACGGCACGGCATGGCTAGACGCGGCGTCACGATTTCCTGAATTGCAACAAAATCGCGATTTGCCGCAGTTGATTGACAAGGTCGACCGGTGCGAGGATTTTGACCAATCCTCGCCCGGCGTTCTCCACGACTACGTCACGGGCGAAGTTCTGCGCGTTCTGCACATGCCCGGTGTTTTCTAACACTCTATATTCGGCGACGGTCGAGGCGCGGATCATCAGCGCGTTGACAGTGTTCGCGCCGGGCATGATCGGCGTCTGATCGCTCACCAGCTTTTTCCTGGCGTATTTGCTGATCAGGTGGCGGGCGAGGTCGCGCGCCACATACATGAGCCCGTACATGGTTTCGACGTCGAGATAGCTGTCGTCCTCGGTGCCGCTTAGGTTTTTCTGGTAAGTCGTCGCCATGCGCTCGACGATGACTTGCCCGTCGTCGTTGATGCGAAAGCTCGACAGCCCCGAGTAAAGCAGCGTGTTGCGCTCGCCGATCGACCACCGGCTTTCGGTCGGCGGCCCCTTTAGGAACGTGCCGATATATTGCAGCGGCAAGCCCGGATCGACCCGCAGCGAGGCCGCGGCCCGCGCGCCCATCTCGGCCGCCCATATCCACGGCGGGTCGGGGCTGCCGTCGTAGGGCATGATCGACATATGCTGGTCATTGCGGCCGAGGCCGAAATTGACGCATTGCGAGAAGCTGCCCCGGTAGGCAGAGAACGCCCCGCCATAGAGCATTTGCTCCCACGACCAGCGCCCCGTTGCATCGTCGAGGAACACCCGCAAGGCATTGAGGTTCGGGGTGTCGGTGTACGGCGTGATGATGAAATCAAAATTCTGGTCGGAAAGGTTCGCCAGCCCGTCGGCAATGATCGGGCTGGCGGTGCCGCCGGTCGGCTGCACAATCGTTATCGTCGGGCCCTTGGGTGTCCACTCGCCGCCGCCGGCGCCGTAGTAGTTGAGGCGCACGTCGATCTGATTGCCATGCAGCCCGGCATTTTTGGCGGTTAGCGTAATGACGCCCGCAAGCCTGGTGGCGGTGACCGGCAAGTCGAGATTGGCGTCGAGGGCGGCTTGCAGCCGCGTGGCGATTGCGACCGCGGTGTCGCCCTCCATGATCGCCGAGCGCACCAGCTGCCCGGCGATGTAGAGGTTGAGCGTGCCGTTGCTTTGCGCCACGGCACCGGCAATTGTCACCGTGCCCTCGGCCGCATTGCCGGCCGCCGCATCTTCAAATGGCAAAATCCACAGATCGCCGAATGTGTCGGTGCTACGGTAGCGCTCGGCCATTGCGCCGAGCAGCGACCCGCGGCCGCACGCATCCCAAATCTGCGACCGGCTCGATACCTGTATCGGGCGCAACGGGTCGGCTTCACCGTCGTCGGTGATTTGCCCGAGCACAATCGACCGCTGAAACGTCGTCGCCGTGTTGGCTTGCGACGGGTCCATTTCGACATAGACGCCAGGAACCCGGTTGCTTTCAGGGTAGAACGTGAAATTGATCGCCATTACTCGGGCCCTCCGCGGCGCCCGTGCACCACTGGCCGCGCCGCGTCGGCGTGCGCGTGAGTTGGCAGGTGTTCCGCTGGCTTCGGTGCCGGCGCCTCGACCCGCACCACGTCGCCGTCGCGCAGCCGGCGCCGCCAGTATTGATTATCGGGCACGTCGGCGCCCTCGAGGTCGAGCATGGTGAGCGTGCCCTCATAGGGGATTTTCACGTCGGGCTTAGTTGGTTTCACTCTCATGATATCGGCCCCATGTCGCTGATCGTGATCTGTGAGCGCAAGTTATTGCCGTCGCCTGCCATTGTGATGAAATTAGCCGGCGGTGTGAGCGGGTCGACGGTCGCGAGCTCGACCAAAATTAACGGATTGGCGGGAACGTCGAGGATAAAGGAAACTGTTGCCCCGCAAGCCGGCGTCGCGGCGCCCTGTTTGTAGATGAAAACCTGGCGTTGGAAATTGCCGGGGCTGATGCGTACGCCGCCGATTGCCAATGTCGTGCCGCCAATGTCTTGAATGTTGAGCGACACCACGACCAGGATGCGCGACAGCCCGGCGCGGGTTAGTGCCGTATAGGTGCCCTGCCAATATTGCCCCCACGCCGCATTAGGCAGGGTCGTAAACGACCCCGGCTCGATAACAAGTGTGGCCGCGCGGCTGTCGAGCGCATCGGTTAGGATGCGGTTGCGCGCCGAGGTTTGCGCATCCTCGACGTAAACATTCGTGCCGCTGCGCCGCCGTATCACAAAGCCGGCACCCGCTGTAATGTCATCGTAAAGCAGCGCGCCAAAGCCGCTCGGTGCCGTCGCATTGCGCCAGATAAGCCCGTAACCCTCGCCCATAAACAGCGATTGTTCCATGTCATTGGTGCCGTCAACTTTCAGATAACGGGCATCGCCGAGCGCCTGGTCGATCACTGGCCGCGAATTGGTGCCGTCGTTGTCGGTGATGGTGAGCGGGTTGTTACCCTGTCCTTTGGTTATGACCAGAGAGTTAGCCGGCTCGCTCCACTGGATTCGTGCCAACCGCACGCCAAAGTGCACCGCGGCGTCAGTTTGCGGCCCGGTGGTGCCGACCATGTAAATGTCGCCGGTCATCTGCCCGCCGTCGCGGCGCAGATAGTCCGAAAGGTCGGGCACGCTGATGGCGTCGACATCGGCTTTACGCGCGGCATCGTTGGGCGCGGTCGGCACCCCGAGCGAGGTGATCTTGCGGTTGCTCATGTTGATTTCGACTTGCGGCATGATCGCCGCTGGAGTCCAC